ATTATGAAGCGTGTACACGATTTGCTTGATCAGCAATCGCTCACGATCGCAGGTTTTACGAATCCCATGCTCTTGTTTGAGAATGAGCAAGAACTGTTTGACTCAGAGCAGGGTAAACAACAAGTCGTCCATAGATATCTCATTTCAACGCAAGGTTAGGAGGTCATAGTATGCCGTCAGCACCAATTGTCGGTTTCCAAGGAAAATTCAAAGTAGCAGCCGTAGCCATGATCCAGGTGCAATCAATTGAAGCTCAGATTAATGGAGAGACGTACGATGTCACCGTGATGTCAGGTCTTTCAACGCCACTCTGGAAAGCATTTCTCGCTGGATTGTTGGGTGCAACGCTCAAAGTGGTTGGTTTTTACGATTTTGCCAATGATGCAGTTCAGACCACGCTTTGGAATGCGTTGGGTACAACTGTCGCCGTTTCATGGAGTCCAAATACCGGTACCAATAACTTCTCAGCGAGTGCCATTATCACCAATATTCCTATTAAAGCCGCCGTGAATGCGCCTGAAAGCGCTGAATTCGATTTCCAAATCACGGGACCAGTAACCTACGTGTAAGGGGTGATGTATGGCTCCAATTGCTGGCTGGAAAGGCCAAATCTACAAGGCGGCTGGTCCCAGCATTGGCATTGGCACGCTTGCTTTGGTTGATGCCGGGGACCATAAGACGTTTAACGCTGGCAATGTGGCAAAGCAGTACTTTGACTCGAATGCCAACTTCACCGTGCAATCGAAGCAGGATGAAGTCCAAACGCTTACTATCACCGGTGGGCCGATCGGTGGAACGTTCACATTGACATTTGGTGGTAATACCACGGCGACTATCAACTGGAATGACAGTGCAGCTACTGTGCAAACACGCTTGCAAGCATTGGCCAGCATTGGAGCCGGTAATGTGCTCGTTACTGGCGGACCCGGGCCTGCTACGCCATTTGTGGTTGAATTTGTGGCTGCATTGGGCTATGCTGCACAAGCGAATATCACGCTGACGAACAATTTGCTTACAGGTGGTGCTGCGCCCAGTGTCAGCATTGTCAAAACTCAGGCCGGGCATGGGTTTACCACATCTACTCCTGGTACCTACGTGATCAACTATCCCATTGGACAAGTGGTCTATAACGCCGTTCTCCTGGGTACCCCTGCTGTGCAAATTACTGCTGGCAATTACTTCAACTCTGTGTTCTTTGGATTTTGTAAGGAATGGAACGGTAATCTGCTGGGGACCGCGTTGGACTCAACGGCTATGACCAATCCTCCAAGCCAGTGGAAAACCTACATCCCCGGTGTGAATGGCGGAAATGCGAAACTCTTGCACTGGTGGATCGATAACACCATGTTCGGGCATCTCTCAGCAGGGGATACGCTCATCTTTGCGCTCTATACCGGTGTGAATGCCAACCAACGTTTCCAGGGGTACGTCATCCTCAAAAATCAGGACATCAAGATGATAGAAAACGCGATCGTCACCGACGATCTTGATTTTGACTTCAACGGACAAGTATTCTACGTCCCAAGCTAATTATAGAAAGGACTTGACAGAACATATGAAAAGTACTGAATTACGCGACTTGTTGTTAGGCGTTGATTTCAAGCCAAAAGAGCAAGATTTACCGACGCCGTATCTCGTGACCAAATCCGGTGTGAGTTTGGACGGACAATTCAAGCTGGTTGGCATCGATGGCAAACAGAGCGTTGATATCCGCGAGAAATCCAATGTACAGGTAGGCGTTGATGCTGATGGTAAGCCTATTATGGAGCGGGACTCTGCTAGACTTGCTGGACTTGCGATTATCGCGTGTCTTTATGGACGCGAAGACGACCAGCCTATCTTCGATCAGGCCATGCCGATGATTGGTGATCCTGCGGACCTTGCGGGTATTCTTGGCATCGATGAAGAGCCATGGAACCAACTGGGCATTGATGTGCTTGCGTTTGGTGGATTTAGCAAGAAAGCGGCTGAGCAAGCAAAAAACGATTCGAGTCCGACCCCGAGTACTACTTCTACTGGGATCTCGCAGACCGGTTCAGATGGGTCGGACCAATCGACGACTTTCTCAGACAGTTCCCAGCCGACGAGCTCATAACACGCATGGTCTATTACCGCGTCAAAGCGGAAAAGTTGAAGCAGGCGCAGAAAGACGCGGAACGCAAGCCACGTAAAGGACGATAGAGCAACATGGGCGGTGACGAACTCGGGGATATGCTTGTTCATTTTAAAGCGGACCTGTCCGATTTGGATAAGGGCGCTGAACAAGCGAAGCGAAAGCTGGGGGAAGTCGACAAATCCGCAAAGGAGACTGGCGGCGGATTTAAAGACCTGCTCAAGAACGCCGCGTCCTTTGCTACTGGCATGGCTGTCTTCAACGTTGCCGGCGAGGCGGTTGGTTTCCTGAAAGACCAACTGGGCGGTGTGTTTCAGGAAAGCATGGACGCACAAGCAGGCATGGCTTTAACTAATGCCGTTTTGAAATCCACCCATGACGCATCAGGGGAAACAGCACAAAGTGTTGCCGACCTCGCCGGTAATCTCTCCCATCTCACCAAATTTTCCGATGACACCGTTCAGTCCGGTGAAAACATGTTGCTGACCTTTACGAACATTGGGAGGGACGTATTTCCGCAAGCCACCAAGACCATACTGGACATGTCCCAGGCACTTGGGCAGGATGCCACGCAATCGGCTATGCAACTGGGCAAAGCCTTAAATGATCCCATTGCGGGCTCGACAGCACTCAAGCGCGTCGGCGTCGCCCTTTCACAATCACAAGATGACCTTATCAAGCATTTGATGAGTACCAACAATATCGCAGGTGCGCAAGGCGTCATTCTGAAAGAGCTGGGCCGTGAATTTGGCGAAGCAGCTGAAGCAGCGGGCAAGACGTTCGGCGGTCAGATGGTGATTGCCGGTCAGTACGTGGCTGATTTTAAGCAAACGCTTGGCGATGGTTTGATGCCTGTCGTAACTGAGTTTCTCGGGGAGGTGGAAAAGGATGGGTTGCCGGTCCTGAAAAATTTCTCTGAGTGGTTTACGAAAGAGGGAACCCCCGCCCTGAAAGGCTTGTCTGGTGAGATAGGGCCGCTGGTACGTGGCATTGAGAATTTTACCGGTTCTTTGTTTGATACCATCAAGAAGAGCGGTGCATTCCAGTCGGTTTTGCAAACTGTGAAGGATACACTACCAGGCGTAGAGCAATTTGTGAAGAACGTGGCTGATGCTCTGGCCAATAAATTGCTTCCACCTGTGCTTGACTTGATTAAGAACTTTTCAAGCTGGGTTGATAAAAGCGGGTTGCTCACAGATGTGTTGGGCTTGCTTGGCGGCGCTGTAACAACGGTTGCAGATGTGCTTTCACCGCTTATTGCCGATCTTTCCAATGTGTTCAACTGGCTGAGCAAGAACAAACCTGCAGCTGACGCGTTGAAAGATGCGATCTATCTGCTTGCAGGGGCATTCGTTGTGATGAAACTTGACCCGCTGGTGGCAAAAGTTGCTGGCCTGGCCGATGTCTTCAAGCGTATTGGTGCAAATGCAAAAGGGTCAGCAGCCGATGTCACCGTTGCTTCAGCCGTAGAAGAGGCTGACCTGACTGCCGTTGACACAAAAGCTAAAGCGGTGAACGCTGACATGATAGCCATGGGACCAGCTGCAGCGGAGGGCGGCGCTGTGGCTAAGGCCGGGTTAGGTGGGTTACTTGGTACGCTTGGAACGATTGCCGGGTTTGCTACCTTGCTCGCACTGCCATTTTTTACGGCATCACCTAGTACCAAAAAAGTGCTTTTCCCTGACAAGAAAGATCAATATCAAGCGCCCCCTGGCTTTTGGGACTTTATTACGCATATGGGCCTGGCGACGAAGCAGGCGCAAGATTTCTCGGATGTCATGGTACAGGCAAAGCAGCATACGAAAGAAGTGGGTGACCAGATTGATCGAGCATGGCAAGATATGGAGAGTTTGGGGGCGTATGCAGAAAGCCACAATCGCATCCTGGGGGATATGCTCGATCCGCTTGATGTGACCAAGGCTGATGTGAAAGTACAGGAACTGAAATCGCATTTAGATGATCTTCCCATGCCGGTAACGTTGCATATTCTGACGCCTCAAGTGGTAACAGCTCGTCAGAAAGTGATCGAATTCAAGTCACACGTTGATGATTTGCAAGGGCCGGTTTCCGTTGGGGTTGTGACGCCACAGGTAGCAATGGCGCGCCAGAAAGTCATTGATCTGAAATCGCATATCGATGACCTGCACAATTTCGTTGCGCTGAGCATTGGCACGCGTTCAGTGGATGCCGCTATAGGCAGTGTCATGTATCTGAAGAGTCAATTAGATGATCTGCCCTCGCCAACTGTTTCCGTCCCTGTTGCATCGGGTGGAGGCGGGCACGCCCGTGGCTATGCGAGTGGCGGTTTTTCTCCCATAGGTGAGCCGTTCATGTTCAACGAGCAGGGTCCTGAGCTTGGTATGGCCGTACCGGGCGGCGTGCAGTTCTTGTCTCATCCACAATCGATGAACATGCTCGGAGGTGGAGGAGATGGAGAGATCCACGTGCATGTCCATAATTACTGGGATGGAGAGGAACTGTCTGAACGGGTTATGACTAGCGCTGTCAGTAAGATTCGACTCAAGGGGAGACATAGGCGCTAATGGCTCTAGATATCCAAATTGCAAGTGTTTCAATCAATCATAATAATTTCAGAATTGTGAAGTACCTGGACATGTCCGCTGACCTTTCATTTACAGTTGTGGACGCATCCGGGCTGAATCATTATACGAACAGAATGCCAGTTACCGTAACTGACACTGTAAAAGGACTTATCTTCGCGGGCTATATTGACCAACCGGACGAACAAAACCTCTATCCACGGCCAAACAATAAGATTTCCATCAAATGTATGGATTACCGTGAGAAAGCGCTGAAGAGACGGCCAACATACGATTACGTTGGCATGCTGGCCGGTGATATCGCGGTTGACATGCACGCAAACTACCTGGCCGCTGAAGGCGTGCTTGCGAACTATGCCTACAGAAGAGACACCAAACAAACACAATTTGCAGCGGGGACGCTCAGCGGTACAAGCGCAACCAATAACGTTGGCGATGGAGACCTGGAGCTTTCGCTAGCGGGCTCACCATTAACTGCAGTCACCAATACGACAGCCGGTTGGGGCGCTGGCACACTCAATAGTGTGGTTGCAGCCAACAATCAGCTTGTGCTCAAGAGTCGCAAGGGGATTGCGCTCAGCGGAGATAACAATGGCAACCAGGGAAGCAACGCGTATCTCTACTGGCAGATTTGGGCAGGTTCGTATGTCATTGCGAGCAGTGATGCGTTGACGTACAAGGTGTGGGTTAACAAAAATTGTCCAGAGATTCGGGCGGCCATGGACTTTACTTGCACCGATGGATCGACACTCAGAGACTTTGTTGTCAGCGGTCATCATGTCCGTGATCAGAATGGCATTGATACTCATCCGAAAACGGACCTCAAAGGCTTTGCCGATGATCAGTGGTATTACCGTTACTTTGATCTCACGCCCATGGCAGGAAAGACCATTGCGTCCGTTACTCTCGCATTTGAGGGTGATGCGGGCGGGCACTACGTGGCGTATTTCTTTGATTGCCAGATTGTCAACGGCGCTTCCACGCCGCTCACCATCTATGCCAACAATGGCGTGCTCAACACAAGCAAGCGTGCGTTTGACCTTGGCTATAGTAACATTTCGGTCACCACACCGCTGGTGTATGACACGCCAGGAACGAGAATAAGCAATGCAACAAGCTTAACAAGCGTAGGAATAGCGAATACGGGCATTGTGGCGATCTCAGAAACGATACCAGCAAATACAAGCGTAGAAATTGATACCAGCTTTGACGGGGGCGCTACGTGGCAACCTGCAACCGACAGAACTGCTCTAGCTGGATTGATTGCAGGAGCGTCTTTAAGTGGCATAGCGCTGACCACACGGCAAATACTCGCCATAACAGGAGATGACCCCACTGTCACCCCTGCTGTGTCCAGCTTAGCGGCCAATTTCACGCCGTCCTACTCAGCAACCAAACATGATTCATTCAATCAGGCGAATACGACGGCGGAATGGACTGCACTGGGGGCAGTGATAAGCGGTATAACGATTGCTGATCAGCTTGCGCTTTCTAACTGGCGGCGCAATTGGGATGACGGTTTACTGACTTCTCAGACGCTGTACGGCAGTGCCTCACCGGGGCAAGGACCAAGTTATAAACGTCTGTTCGTCAGCACGAATAGTGGCGCTGATGTACGTTCACGCCAGGATTACGCCGGGACATACAACAATTTCACACTCCTGATGGATGTGCAAATTCCTGTATTTGCGACCGATACCGTGGGTGTGGTGTATCGTACGACTGCTTGGGGCAATGGGAACGCTTCAGGCGCATGGGCGGTTGATATCTCTCAGACATCCATACAGCTTGGCTATGGGACAAACAATGGTGCAGGTACTGCCCAGACCTACACCAATGTCGTCACCTTTTCGCCGCCGGGCTTTGCACTGACAGCGAGTTCTGTGCATACACTTATGCTGATTGTGAATGGCTCCAATCACCAGGTGTGGCTGGATGGCGTGAAGTATATCGACATCACCAATGCAACGTACAGTGGCAACACGGGCTATGTCGCATTGCATGCCTATAATTCGAGCGGTAGTAACGCTTCCTATTTCTTCGATAATTTTGGCATTGGCGCGGCGATCAGTGGCAGCTACGAAACGAATAACATTTCGCTCAACACGCTGGCAACGGTGGGGGATAGCTTCATTGCCTGGCAACAAGAACCACTTCCAGCTGGCTGTTCCATTCTGGTACAAAGTACCATTGATGGCGGTAGCACCTTCCAAACGT